GATCTTGTGCAATAGGAGTTTGCCACTTGTACTCACCTCTAGCGTTATCCACCATGATTGTATTCTTTCCACCAAAAGAAGCCATTTGATATAAAGGCATTTCTACCTTCTGAGTCATAGCCCATAAATCAATTGGTCCCATATCCATAGGCTCAGTGTTACCAAGCATTTGGGTTAGGTGATAAGAATCAACATGAGAACTTGCTTTGTAGCTTGTATCTCTTAGGAAAATCCCATTATTTAATACTGGAGTTGCCATAATTTTGATTGTTTTTGATTAATAATTGTTTTTGTTTATATTTAATTTATCTAATTAAATTCTTTTAAAAATATTGTTGGATCTTTGGATTTTTCTTTTCCCAGAAGTTCTTGCTGCAACAGGCTCATTGTCTTTAACACCTAATGATGTAGACCCTCCTGAATTAGATTGTTCTGTTTTAAGTTTCCTTACCGTTTTCTCAATTGTTTTCTGTGCACCTTTATCCATAATTTTTGCTTTGTATCCTGAAGGATCTTGCAATAACCATAGTGCCTCAGATATCAATCCATAATTAGGCTCAACAAATTGGTATTTCTCTAATAGGTGACCAAGTAAATTAGTATTTCTACCACTTACTGATGGATACGTAGGTTGTACTAAACCATTATATAACATGGCTTGTGTTTTTTTATCAACCTTGATGTCTCCAATAGCTCCACCTTTTAATGTTTCATACACATTCTTCATGTATGCTTGAGATGCATTCTCTTGTTGTTTTTTCTTTAACTCTTGTTCTTGTAGTTTTTGAGCAACAACTTTATCTTGCATCTTATCTAATTTAGGTTTGAACTTAGAAGCTTGCGTTTCTAATTTACCTAAATCTTTCCAAATTTCTATTTCTTCTTGTATCTCTTCTGCAGTACCATATCCAGTAGCTCCAAGATAATTCTTTATGATAGTTTCCTGATCACTTGAATTTTTAACATTTAAAGACTTATGTCCTTCCACTTGTGCAAGTGTAGAAAATAATCCTTTTAAATCTTGTCCTCCATCAGCTACATATCTAGCAGCTACTTGAAGTTCTTGTGGTAAACTTTCAAAGAATTGTTTTGGCGTTTCTCTCCTTACTTCATTTGCCTTTTCTTCTAAGTTAGCTTCAATAAGCTCTTCCCAATCTTTAGCACTATATTCTGCTAAGTCTTTATCATCATCAAATGCAACAATTTTGTCATCCTTGATTAATTTTGCAAAGACATCAGATATACCATTAATTGGTTTTCTACCTCTTTTCTCTTTCTTTTCATCCTCTTCATCCATTTGATCTAGAGAATCAATTACATCAGATATTTCTTCTTTAGTTTCAGTTCCAGTTTCTGCAACTGGTTCATCAGGGTCAGTAAGAGCATCATTACTTTCTTCATCTTTTTCTTCTACTTTAGAAGTTATATCATCTACTCCATCATTATCAGGATCTGCAAATGACATGTCTGACTTTTCATTTAAGCCAGAAAAGATATTCTTTTGTTTAACATCAGTTTTTTCATCAGGTGTAATAACATCTGCTCCGCTTGGTGCAGCATTGAATATTTCATCTAGATTAATGTCTAATGTTTCTACTTTACTATTCACGTTCTCAGTTTTTGTACTCATAATATTTGTTGGTTTTAATATTAATACTTTCTATACATATATAATATAAGAATAAACTTTTGGATTAAACTTATAATATGTTATAAAATTAAAAGTATTTTGCAGTATATAGCTAACAGTTATTTTTTATCCTTTTTTCTGTCTGCTTTTGGTGCATCATACTTATTTTTGTTTTCTCTTGCTATATCTAGTTTAGTTTGTGCAATGGATTTTTGTGCATTGATTTTTTCTCTTTCAACTTGAAGTCTGCTAGTCTCCATAGAAGTTTTGCTAGCCATTTCTTCACGCTTCATATTTGTTTGATCTTGATATCTAGATGTTTCTCTAATATCTTTCATAGCGTCTTGATAATCAGATACCTGATTTTCATTTATATCTACAGCTGCTCCAAACCCAGCTGATCTTATTTCTGCTAATGTGATATTATTCTGTCTATCTTTCTCATTTTCTTGCATATCAACTTGCAACTTCATTTGCTCTTCTTGCTGTTTAGCTTGAATTGCTTGTTCTTGCATTTGTTGTTGTTGTTGCATGTCTTGTTGTCTTTCTTGAGCTACTCTTGATTCTGAATCTTTTAATATATCTGACACTTCTGCTATTGAATCTGCTTTAACTATGTTTCCTAATTCAAAGATGCTTGCTCCAGTTGTGTTATTAGTTAAAGCCATTTGCTTTAAATTTTCTAGAATAGCTCTGTGATTAGTTTTAGTAGTTGCAAAGATATTAAAATCTCTGAGTAATAGGTCAGTTCCATTAATACTAAAATTTATTTTTTCTGCCTCAGAAGAAATATAGCTTAGTCTAACACTTGGATTAGTACTATTATAATATTGTGCTAGGTCAGTTCTCATCTGATGTACTCTAGGCATCAACTGATCTGAATGCTCTACAAAATACTTCTCTGTTTGAGCGTATGATTGTTGCATAGCCTGAACTACCCCTGTAGCTGTTTGAGCTGATACAGCTCCTCCTAGACGTTGTGGGTTGATTCCTATAGCATCAAAGCACTGTTGTTTAAAGTAATTAGCTAATTGTATTCTAGACATCAATCTACTAGTCTGCTCCATATTAAGAGTTTGATAGTGATTGAAGTTAGTTGCATTCTCTGTATTAGTAATAGATGTATCCAGAGGTAGCATTTGAAAGTCCTTCATAGCTACAAATGCTTTAGCATAATTGTTTTTACCCCAATCTTCTCCCATTGAGTGACGTGGTAATGCATTTTGATCAAACATAATTATTGTTCCTAACTCATCTATTAGGATATCAGCAATCTGATTATTAACCATGTTATAACCAACTTGATATGCTTTCATTAAGTCTACTAATGATGTTGATCTAGTATTTCTATCTGAAAATACTCTTCCTTCTACAGGAAGCTTACATCCATAAAGAGTATTGTTTCCTTTAAATTGGAAAGGTAATCTTCCTGGCTTAGTTCTATTAATACCTAAGTATATAGGATTAATATTATCTCCCATAGTAGATCTCCACATGGCAGGTAAATTTGGTCCTACTTTAACTCCACCCCAAGTTTCATTGATCCATATCCATTCTATATGCTCTCCTTGTAATAAGTTTTCCTTAGTTTTATTTTTAAATATTGTTGTATCATATACAGCTTTCTCTGTAACCTTAAATGTTTCATCAATAATCTCTTGTACTACTGAACCATCTGTTTCAATTTTAGTTAAATGACCAACTTTTCTTTGTGTCTTCCAATATATTGTAGAAACTCTCATTAAGTTACCTTCATCTAATGGAGTCATATCCTCAGAACTGTCAAGTATCTCACTAATGATATCTCCTCCTACAGCTGGATCATTCCAATAGTTACTAGTATACTGTCTGTATGCTAGACCTGGCATTTGTGTATTCCATTCATGTGATTGAGAAGCATCATAATATGATCCATCATTTTGATATCCATTAACTTGGTATTGTGCTGACCTAGCTGGGTATATTCTTTGTAAAGATTCTAATTGCTTAGCATCCATTAAGTATCCATATTTGTCAACTACATCTGACACAGTCATTAGATCACACTTACCTACATAGTTAGAATCAGATATATATCTTTGATCAGGTGATTTTTGATAAAAAGTAAGTACAGGATTCCATAACTCTACATCATAGTCATCTTCTAACATTCTAAAATGCCAGAACTCTCTATCTGCAACAAGCATATCTCTAAAGCCTCTCTCTTCTAGTTCTTGCATATGAAATCTTTCTTCATCTACTGCAAGTTGATGGGATGCCCATTCTTCTACCATGCTTCTATAACTCTTACTAAAAAAGTCTTCTATTTCAGGTAGTGTTTTTAAATTTTCTGGATTAAGTTGTTGCTTTGCTTCTTCTGAAGATGGATCTAATCCCATCTCAATCATATTCATTACAAGTGTTCTCTCAGCATTAGCTAATAATGTTTCTTCTACTTGTTCTCTTTTTTGTTCAAGCATCTCATTATAAGATGTATCATCTACAGCTCTAAATTGTACTTTAGAATATCTTTTAGAAAACTCTCCAGATAATACATTTATTACATTAGGAACAATTGGATAAAACTTTAGTTCTAAAGCTGACTCATTTTCTTGAGTCAATACATCCATCATCTCTTTGTAATCATTATCAGGTTCAACTATATAATCAGTTTTATCAATTATACCTTGAGCTAATTTATAATTTTTTAATAGTCTTCTTGCATTGATACGCAAAAATTCTATACCTTGTAGTTCTAACCAATCTAAATTCCAAGCTGCCCAATCATCAGTTTTCTGAGAGTAAGGTAGAAACTGTGTTGGTTGTGTTAAACTAGAGAATGAAGAACCACCCTCTGATTTAGCACCATTCTTTAATTGCATTGCATTTAATACTCTCATCTAAAATATATTTAGCTTATTTATAATTATTAAAACCTGATCTTCTTACTTTTGGACCTGACCCTCCTCTAGAACGTCCAATATTTTTAAAGGGAGTACTATACTTTAATTTACTTATTTTTTCTGAATTTACCAAGGAATTGGTCTCTGATTCACGTCTTTTAGTATATCCCCTGTTAGACTGTTGTATCTTAACAAATGCAACTAACGCTCCAAAGGCTACTAATCTATCTACGTTTAACCCAGGAAAATAAGCTAACATTTCTTTTAATAACATAGGATCAGGTATTCTTTCAACACCTAATGTCTGAGTCATTACGTTTCCTTCATCATCTAATTCTTCATCAATAGCTTCTCTAATGAATTCAATTGCATAAGATATTAAATGACTTTTAAATAATGTACCAGTATTCTTCCATCCATATTCTTGATAAACAGTTCTGTTTGACCCAAGATCTTTTAGAAATAATATTTGTTGTTTAGGTACAAGATATCTTTGTTTCTTTCTTGCAATCATATGCTGAATAAATAGTGAGATGTTATTCTCTACAATAGTCCAAGCATTATACCATTCAATTATTAATTCTAATTTCTCATGTGTTTTATTGATATCATCAAACCTACCACACCAAGCAGCAACAATTTTATCTTTCTCAATAAACTGTTCAGTGTCTCCAGCTGCAGTTGTTCTGATTACTTCTACTGCATTCTTGTATACAAAAATACTACACAAGGAATCTGATGTAGTTGTCTTTCCTTCTGATACAGGATCAATTGATGCGTAGTATGCTCCAAATTCTGGTCTCTTACTTGCTGGTCTTTCCCAAACAACTAATGCTCCTGTTTTATCTGTTGCTTTTCTATTTACTGGAAACTCAGATATAGGTAACTTAGTAGTTCTCTTAGCAACAATACCATCTTGTTCTCTTTCTAATTCAATATGCTCATAAGGATATGCTTTCTCCTCTATATGTTTTATCTGCTTACTAAGAATACCTTGAGGGAATACAGATGCTTTTCTATATGCAAATGCTTCAGCAATATTTAATGGTTTCTGAGAAATCCTTAATTGGAATTGTTCAGGTCCTAGTTCACTCTTCCATCTACTTCTTTCTATTTCTATGGCTTGTATAGCTTCTTGTATTAATGAGTTACCGTGCTTATCTATGTATGGTGGCATAGACCATTGTTCTGGGATAAACAAACCAGCCATTGCTACAGTACCATCTGCATCCATAAGGTTAGTTTCAACAGCATATATATCATTTGCTACTGGATTTAGTATCATATCCTTCAATGGGTTACATTGTTCTAAATCTCCAACAGATCCTGCAGCTATAAACATTCCTGTAGTTACCATTCCTGATGACATTGCAGGACGTAGGTACTCATATGTCTGCATCATCTTAGGTGCAATACCTGCTTCTTCATGAAAGAATATACTACATGGTCCACCTACACCAGTTGTTGCATTTTTCTCAAATGATGCTCCTTGTATCTTTGATTTTAATCCTCTAGATGTTTTTCTATTTCCTACTTTAACTTCAATCTGTTGTTGCCATAACAAAACCTTTTCAGGATTACTAGGTCTATACCAAGCAGTATGTTCATTAAGAAATGTTTTATACTCATCTAAAAACTTCCATGAACCTTTATCATTAATATAATCTTTAAGTGATGCACCAATTTTACATGTTGCACCTTCTTCAAACCAGTATGTATTAATGATTTTACCCATATGAAAATATGAGGAAGCTATCTGACGTTTCTTAAGTATAGCTGAATGTTGATTGTTTAATTCTGCAAGTAACTCATATAGAGCCATGTGATACTGTGCATCTCTTACCTTTGCAAAACCATATTTCTTTTCTTCTTTATCAAATATAGGTAAGAAGTTTAACCACATGTAATAATCCCTAGTTAAAAACCAAGACTTATCTTTATTTTTATATATTACTCCTGTTCTGCATTTATTTTTCTGATCTTCCCAATAGGTTGTGAAATCTTTTGATCTAAATGGAGCTCCACAATACAATCCATCTTTATTAAATCTTTTAGCCTCAGCATTAAATAGTAAGTTTGTTTCATCAAACTCATATGTACCTGGTTCTTTAAAAAGATCATAGATGTATTCTTGAAAATCTCCATCTGTTGAAAACTCAGTAGTTGTCCATTTACCATTATCAAATGTTGGAATGCTTCTACTCATAGCTTACAATTGCAAATATATCTCCTTCTTGAACTAATAAATGCTCAACACCTTGATGTGTCATTGGTGTAGGCATAGCATGTTCTGCATATTGTACAATATCACCTACTGATATCTCTTCTATACTTGATCCTACTCCTACTACTGTTCCTTTATAAGTTGCCTTTTGAGCCATCTCTGGAATTATTATCCCTGATGCTGTCTTGCTCTGTGCTTTTATTTCCTTTATTAGTAACTTCTTTCCTACTGGTCTTACTACTTGATTTGTCATTTGTTGATTTTTTATTGTTAAAATTTATTTCATCCCAATAGCAGAAATGCCATTGAATCTCATTATCATCATTTATCATAGTTGATCATAAGCCAATCCCGCTCCACCACGTACTGAGCTTTCTTGTTCTTGTTTCATATCAGTGAATGCACCTTTGTATGATTGTCTTATTTGTTCAAACTTAGCTGCAGCATTAATCATAGAGTTCATGTTACCGTCTCTCCCGTGTTCTATTGCAGTAACTTCCATATACTTAGCCAATCTATCAAGCATAGATTTAATACCCACATAAGCTCTGTATGTAGGTGTCTCATATAACTTCTTACACATGTCTATAGCATATCTAATCTTACTATCTTCAGGAGACTCTTCTAGTTGTATCTCTTCAATAATAATATCTTCCTTTTCATGCTCAGGCAAATTAAAGAATGGGTTTAAGTCATTATCTGGACAAGTCATATAAAATATATATTGATATACTTGCATATGCGTATCTGGATATTCTGTCATTAATGTTTTTAAGAAAGGTAATGCATAACAATGCTCAGTTAATACTACTTTACTATTTTGAACATCAAATAATCTTATATTCATAATTATTTATTTTCTTTAACCCACATCATTAATGAATTTACTTCATCTTTTAAATAGGGTAGTTCATATATTTTTACTGCTTCTAATACTGGTTCACCATTTACATGTTCATTAATTGGATACCCATTGGTATCTTCACCTACTTGTTTAAACTTTACATGTTGAATTACAAGTTTACCTATTTTAAGTTTAGGGTTATGCTTCTTAATAATATACGCATAAATACTTAGTTGTAGGTTATAATGATTCAGATTACAATCATCTAAATGATTTACAGGTTTAAACATTTTATTAGTTATACCTTCCCAATTAGTAAACCCTTTATCTTTTATTTCTTTATTTGTTTTATAGTCAATGATGTTTATATAACCATTTACTATTTCTACTATATCTGCCTGACCACATATACCAACTGACTTTAAGTATACTAAATGTTCAGGATATACACCATCATCTACCTTTTGTACTGGTGCAATTTTTACTCCTTGTTTACTATCAAACAATGGTTTAACAATAGGTACCTCAGTCCCATCACGTTCAATAGTCTTAAAGTCTAACATGTCAGACTCTCTTTGGTTATGATAAAAATTACCAAGTTTTATAGCTCTATCTGTTTCACCATCCCATGCTGCTATTATTTCTTTTGGGGTCATACCATACCATTTAGAACGTTTGTTCTTAGATGATTTCTTAGCTTGACCATCTCTGTCAAACTTAGGTTTAAACTTTCCTACTAATGATGTAACACTTACCCAAGATATTTTATCTTGATCAATGCTTTCATACAAGTGACCTTCTTCTTTAAAGTGTATTGCCATGGTTATTATTTTTAATATTTGGATTTAATGTGTCATTACTTGACCAAACTAAATTATCCGTTGTATTCTCATAACTACAGGAGCAAGTATCTTCTAACAAAGTAATTGCTTCTTCACCTGTAATTTCATTATTAACTAATAGTTCTCCTACAATTTCTTCTTTACTTAACTTTTCCATTTGATTCTATTTGTTTAATTATTAATTCCTCAATTTCTTCTGGTACTAACGCTGACCAGTAACCTTTAGGACATTCACTTGATAATGATCTGACTTTGAACTTTAAACTACATCCACAATCAGAACAACAAGGCTGTGTTCCTGGAGCCATACAATCATCCCCCTTTGCATCAAACAAACTGCAAGCAATACATAATTGAAATCTATCAGTAGCTACTGCTTCAACATGTTCTTTTTTAAACATATTGTTTTTAATACCATCTGCAATTTTATCTATATTTTTAAATGCATCAACGTATTTTTTCCAGGGTTTACTCATTTCTTTCTAAATTGTTTTTTCTTAACTAAGTCTTCTTCCATTTGTTTTAAAGCAGATTCTAATTCACTTATATCTTTCTGAATATCTTCACTTTTAGCAAATCCATTATATGTTCTTTTAGCAACATTGCCCAACATACTTTTATTTCTCTTAATGGCTTTTTCAACTTTACTTTTTCTTAATTGGAATGTACCTAATCCTTGAATATATATTCTAGGGTACTCTAATTTAGATAAAGTTTTTCTAACCTTTCCATAGTAAAAAGATATTAAGTCTTCTACTACTTGTTGATGAACGCCCACTTCTTCAGCAATACCCTTCTTTAGTTCCTTATGAGACTTGGGATTCATTGCCTAAAATTTTATAATCTAATAATACTAAACCTTTCATCTGTAAAGCCAATGCAGTATTTACTTCTATTGTCTTTTTATTTTTACCATTTTTTACTAGTAAGGTTTTCTTTTCAGCTTTATTTATTGCATTACGTGCAGACTGTGCACTTTTAAATATACCTAAAGCAACTATATCATTACAAAACTTAGTAAGCTCTATACCATTGTTCTTAGCTAATTCACATAAAAATTTTAAATCAGAATTACTTATTTGAATGCCATTAAAAAAACAATACGTAACCAGTTGATACTGAATACATTTATTCATATCAACTTTAATTTTAAAATCTACTTTATTTACTATTGCCATATTATAAACTTAATATCATATCAACTAGATCAGGGTGAGGATACATATCTGATTTATCCTTCCTAACATTAGTATGTGTTAGTAATCCTTTTACATTTCCATAGAAAGCATCTTCATTAAATCCAAACCCTTTGGTTGGCCCATGCTTTTGTATAAATTGTTTTAAACCAATTCTTACATCTATCTCATCTCTCTCACCAACAAACTTAATCCATTTTTCAATTGCATTAATTTGTTTATGTGTATAAGCGTGCCAATTTATATGGCCTTTAAAAGGTTCTTCTAAAGTAATTACTTGATCAGGTTGACATATACTACCAACATAAGTTTTATTTTTGCTACCAGATAGATATGCCATGTTACATACTTCAAGACCTACAGAGTGACGGTTCATATATCCTGAACCAGTCTTCCCTAAGTGCCAGCCTTGTGCTCCTTTTGGAAAAGCTTGTACCATTACACCATCATTCTCATCATTACCATTTCTATGGTTGATACCACCTAATACAAATTCAGTGGCTACTCTCCCTCTAGTATCTCTTCCCCAGTGATCAATGCATCTATAAGGATTGGAGTTACCTGCTGTATGATGAATAAATATATACTCATTATTAACTGGTCCATCTATATACTCACCTTTAGGTAAATAGTGTTTATGTATATATTGCCCATAGTTAGTTTTGAAGAATTGTGACTTAGTATCATTATCTTCATCTATCTCTTCAGTAAGTTTATCTGGTTGTTGTAATATAAGAGACCACATTTCAGATCCACAGATTCCATCAGCAGGCATATTATACATCAACTGATATCTAATAACATGCTTTTCAGTTATTGAACCAAATATTCCATCTGGTTTTAACATAAGTTTTTGTTGTAGGGATTGAACTTCACGCCCACGATCCCCTTTTTTAAGGACCTTCATATTATTCTACTTTAGATGCTGCTTTTTCCATAGCAGATTTAAATGCTAACTCTTCTTCAGAAGGACCTTTCTTTGCTTCTGCTTGATCTGCATATGCTTGTGACATAAAGATCTGAGCTTGAAGTCTTTCTGCTCTTGCTTTATCTATTGTAGCCAGTAACTCTTCATACTCAGCTTGTACAGTTAAGTGTGAAATGTTATCTGAATAAAATGCTGTAATGTCTTCTCTACGTTTTGCTAACTCTTCCTTACTTAATTCAGGTTCTTTAGATTGTAGATCTGGATTTAAATTTTTAACGTCTGCCATGTTTTTGATTTTTAAATTAAACTTAGGCAAATATATAAAAAAAGTTTAAATAAAAAAAGTTTACTGACTTATTTTAAGAAATTTTATTACGTCTAAATATATCTATTACGGTTTTGAGTTCCGTATACTTGTAGAAACGTAAGACATTATCCGGAGTACTTACGTACCATCCACCATCATCTTCTGCTTCTTCATTATCACCAGAATGAAATATGATATCCCCAAAGGATATTGCATAATAATAGAAATCTTCTGGGAACTCTTCTTCTGTATCTACTAGGACCTTTTTAAATCCTAGTTTTATTAATTCTTGCTGGTTCATAATATACCATTTATTTTTTTCTTGATTTGGCTCCAGAACATTTCCATCTTTTACGAGAGAGATTGTTTGGAGTATTTGGATCATTTGCTTTTTTCTTAGATACTCTTTTCTTAATACCTAAGCTTCTCTCCTCTC